TAATTCCTCAAGTCGAACATCATCACCGAAGCCGGTGATCTTTTTCGCTGTTTTATAATCGTCTAAAGTAATTAAATTTGCCATGTTCTATAAATCCATTAGTAAAAACTTAGGAGAGCGAGCTCTCCCTCGTTTTTCTACTTTGTAAAATAAAACAATGAGGTGGCGAACCACCTCAAAGTTATTAGTATTACGATTAGGCCTGGTGAATCGCGTGAACTGCTGGGAAGTTCAAAGCGTAACCTGCAACCAACTCAGCGAAGCCGATTGATTGACTAGCAACTAGATCAGTACGCTGATTAGTTACTGAGTAGTCAGACTCAATGCTAACACCACGTAGACGTGGGATAACATAGTTACGAGTATTAACCATAGCGAAAGAAGTAGTATCATCGGCTTTAGTTAATAGATCAGAAACTACTACAGGCATTCCGTAGATAGAGCCTACAACACCTGATGCTTTCATTGATAGATCGCCTACCTGACTTACGTCAGCAAAAGCTGCATCTTGCATCAGTTCCATGTAACCTAGTGGGCTAACAATTACTGCTAAGTCAGCAGAGTTAAGGCCATACTTACCCATCTGCGAACGAGCTTTGATAAGGTTAGCAGAGGTTAGAAGGTCGTTGTCGGAGATGTCGAAATCACCTACAGCCAGGCCACCAGCAGCAGATACGTCTGCAGAGACGAGTCCAGCGCCGCCATCAGTACCGTCACCACCAACCAGACCGGAGATAGAAGGAGTACCGTTGCCGAAGAGACACATTTTGTCTTTAGCACGTGCGTGAGCGCGAGCCATAGCATTTTGAAGCATAGGAAGTAGAGATACAAGAGTCTTCTCGTCAGTGTCATTCAGCAGGTTAGTGCTAGAAATCAGACGATGTGGCTTCAAGATTACTTGACCAACTGCATAAGCGCTGTTAGTTGCAGCAGTACCGTTAGTATTGTTTTCCAAGTTACCTCCAGCAGCGGCTGCGGCGAAAGTAGCTGCTTCAGCATCTGGATTAACAGGAAGAACAGTAGCACCGCCGGTTACAGCGATTTCACGGAAAAGGCCAGCTACTTTTTGCTCTAACTTAACTTCTTCTTCGAACTGAGTAGCAACAGTAGTATCTAGAGAGATAGTTACGTTACCAGTAGCAGTTACAGCTGCACCAGCTTTTTCTACGATAGACTTACCGTAATCGGTATCGTAACCTTTACCAGTAATCTTACCAAGAATGTGAGCGCCCAGGATTTCAGAACCTGAAGCTTCTGCACCGCTACGGCCAGAGAAGTCACGCTTGCTTTTACGCATAGCTTCCAACTCAGCAGCTTTCTCGTCGAGGTCAGCTTTAAACTTCTCAACGATAGCCTGGTGGTCAGCGTCTTTAGCTGAGAACTCTTTTTCGAGGTCGGCTTGAAGGGCTTCTACGCCTGTTTCGATGCCGCTCTGAATTGAGCTTTTGATTGATTCTGCTTCAACAGCTTTAGCTGCTTCTGCTTCTTGAGCTGCTTTAGCTACTGCTTCGTCAGCTGCTTTTTGCTCGGCTTGCTTCATAGCAATCTTAGCAGCTGTATCTTCAGCTACCTTCTTTGCAAAAGCTTCCAAGTCGATGTTTTGATTGTCCATTTTGATCTCCTGATCTGCGGAATTAGTTTCCGCGCTTTTCGGTGTGTGGTCACTAGCTATATTTGAAGAGATATCTTCGTCCTTAGCCAGAGACTGACCGGCTAGATCTACACGATTAGTGAAAGTTTTTTTGAATTCGTTATATTCATCTTGTGAATCGAACGACTTCGCGAGCGAAAAAGTAGCTGCCTGGTTACAAGGTACGGAAACAACCGATACCTCAAACAACTCAGCGTCCTTAATCATTAGTCCATCAGTTTCCTTTAGGTAATCCGCGTCCTTGACTTTGAAACCGACGGAAAAGGCTCCAAGGACACCGTCTTTAACGAGTTCAGCAACATTGCCCGGGGCATTTTTGCTGATCTTACATTCGAGTTCTAAACCATTTGGTCCTGCTTTCATACCTGTGGCTCGACCAATTGGTCTGTCATAGTCATGATTAAACAGAATAATTGGATTTTTCTCAAAGTTTTGTAATCCACCTTTAGTCCAAGCCTCAGCTGAGATTGTATCGCCTGCGCGATCAAAATCTGCTGTACTAGCCATACCACGGATCATTACTGATCCATCGTCTGATTCGGCGGCTTTGAAAGTAGATGTTAGATTAAAAATCTTATTCATATTATTTCTCTACAGTACTTGCCCTGAGTGCTGCTAAAGGGTCTTGTTTTACGGGCTCTGGCTCATCTTTAGTAGGTTGAGCTAGTTCCCAATATTCTGGGTGGTGCTTCTCGAACAGTTGTAACATTATAGGGTATCCACCTATGGTTTGTACCATTTCTTTATCTGTTACAGGCTTCCTGCCATCGCTTTTGAATTTCTGATAAGACGCTGGTAAGCCGTGTTCTGCGAAGTATGCTGCTAACTTCTCTAGCAGTCTCTTATTATACATCTTCCTCTTCCTGGGACGGTCTTCCGCCCTCGTCTGGGTTTGCTGCTGACCCCGCAATGTTTGCAGGGACTCTTATATCTTCCGCCTCTTCTCTAGTGTCATAACCTAAGGCTTCACGAGCCTCATTAGGACTAATGATTCCTCCATTAACTAGAGACGTATAGTATGCTGCGCTATCTCGTAGCTCTGGCTGCAAGGCAGGTACGTCTGTTACATCTTCTACAATATCGAAACCAAAGTAACGAGAAAAACCTGAGTTCAGTTTCGCAACGATAGGTAGTACGGTTTCAAGGTAGTATAGGCGCATATTCGGACGAATATTTGCATTGTTACCTGAGTCTAAAAGAATAGGAGGTACTCCCATTGCTTTTAAAATAATCTTCTCATTATCTGCAATAGAAGCTTGGAAGTCTAAGTCTTTAAAGTTTACATTTGAAATCTTATCTAACTCTAGCCCGCCATCAAGTATGAGAGGGCGTCTACCTCCGGAATCTGGTCTATAACGATTCTGCCAAGATACCATCATGCGCTCTTTAATTTTGTCTGACAAGGTATTAGGCGATTTAAGTACCAATCCTGGAACAGCTCCATTTTTAAAGAAGTTGTCTTGAAAGTCTCGCATTCTAGTAATGAGTTGCATTGTACGAAGAGCAGGTTTTAGACGAGATACGCCACGATAAACATCATAGAAAGAGTTATCTTTAATGTGTATAACTTCATCTGTGTTATAATCTATGTCGTTAAAGGAATACTTCTCAATATAGGTTTTTGAATCTCCATGAATTACTACCTTATCGGCAGGTAGATGGTATAGATGAGCACCGTCAAAGTATATGAAGATGTTGCCATCAAGCATAAAATCAGTAATAAGATTACGCCTAAAAGTATTGATGTCTTGAAAAGGGTTTGGTTCTTTGGTGAGTAATAACTCAACTTTAGATCTCTTCACGCCTTTAACAATACCCGGTCGAGCAATAGGCTTGACTGTGGTATGAACACCTGCAGTATCATCTACGATGAGGTTTACTGCTCTATTTACTATCTCTAGATTTTCATAAAAATGCTGATAATTAGTAGTATATTCACGAGAAGATTCAACATTGGTGCCAATATACTGCTGCCCAGGGTTCAGCTTCTCAACTGTCTCTGTAGGTGCTGTCTTTTCAAAAGGATTATACCAGGCCATGTTTTTCTCTTTGAATCTCTACCCAGCGCATTTGTTTCTTTGCAGTCCCAAGCGCAGGGTCTTTTCCGTAAATTTTATGTAGGGCTAAATGATGATGATGACAGAGAGTCACTGTATGTTCATATAGCTCGGCACTATGCTCTTCAATGAAGTCGTCCCTGAGTGCTTGTATATAGTCAGGGTTCAGTTTGTTCTTTGTAAGCCACTGGTTTAGTAGTGGAGTTAAACTATAAAAATGGTGAAAGTCAAGTTGCTCTGTTTCGCCACAAATACGACATTCTGTTCCCTTCTCGTACTTGGATTTTGCCTTGTCTCGTACATACTTTACTGCGTCACGTTTTAGTTTAGGCATTTTCTTTCCGGTTCTTCATTTTTCATTAGAAGAATTATATCGAGTTTAAGGTAACTTGTCAATAACTATTTTTCCGCAGGTCATCGCTAGAAGGACACATTTGCAGTAATAAACGAATACAGTGCGTACCGAAGTGCATCTGCCATGTGGGAAGCCATGTTATGTTTCGGCTTTTCACGCACTAGGTTAGGATTTGGATCCCACTGATAGGCATCTAGGCATTTTAAAGATTCTAGTGCTGTTTGTTCTACGAAGAGCTTGTCATTATCTACAATCCCTGATACGTGTCCAATACCATCGAGTACCGACTTCTTTGCGTTAATAGTGGAAATTCCATAGTTTTGCGCGAAATCGAACCTTGTTTGTTGAGCAGCTGAATCAATATAAATGTAGTCAATATCCCAGCGATCAATGAGTTTCTGGATCTCGGTAGCATGCTGTTCAGTTGTTCTCTCAGCATTAAAATACTCATCGAGTAAGTAAAATTCTTCTTTGTCCCAGTCATAAGCTATTACACACATTGCGGTTGGGTCCTTATAACCCACGTCGAGTCCTGCAAACACATCCATCTTCTCCGGTTCAAACTGAGAGAAGTCTCGTACTTGTGTCTCGAAATTAAATTTCCATACCTGACCTTCATAAGTATTAAAGTCAGCCTCATATTCTTGTCTAAACTCTGCTTCAGACATTGACTTTCGTGCCTCGTCAATATCGCTTTGAGCCATTCTAGGGTTGTCTCGATAAGTTGCACGAATACTGCACCATTCCGGAAACTCGTCAGAGTACCCTCTGTTGAAGAACTCAGAAAACCAGTTATTTCTACCACGAGGAGTAGAGATAAAAATTGCTTTTGAGTTTTCTTTATCGAGAGTAGGACGAAGTGCTACGTTGAAGGCATCTTTTCCATCTGCAAGTGCGGCTTCGTCAAAGATAATTAAGTCGTAAGAGCGACCTACGCAAGAGTCAACCTGGTTTACAGAACCCATACGCACTGTGGAGCCGTTAGATATTTCTATAACTTTGTCTTTTGCATTGTCTTTTGTAACTTCGAGATCAAAGTGCTTAATCAAGTTCCTTTGTAGATCAAAAGAAATCTGAGACAAGGAATAGTTAGGAGACATGATTAAGATGTTTGAGCCAGGCACTAAAGACACGAGCTGTCCAATAATGTTGGCTATATATGTCTTGCCCTGCCTCCGAGATACGGCTGCAGAAACAAAACGATATTTAGGGTTGTTAATCGCATTGATGATTGCCATCTGCGAGGGTAGCGGTGTGATATCCAGCAGTTCCAAATACGGATTTACTGGAAGCTTGAGAAACCTTGCCTCAGATTGTAATTCAACTATTTCGTCGGAGACTATATCTCTTCGACTTACTTCAACTGCCATTGGGTGTTCCTATTAAGTTATTTTTTACCTGCGTATGCGTTAGCACCAAAAAAGGCGGATACTAGGGCTGCAATAGCAACAAAATAAGTAGGAGCAATATCTCCAATTATTTTTGCCGCGTTATCAAGACCGAACAGAGAAGTACAAAAGATGCCGAAAGGATAAAACAGCATTCCCCAGAGGGAGAACCATGTCATCTTTCTCATAGCATCTCGTTGTGCATCTTGGTCTTCGAGTTCCTTTCTGCGAAACTCTAAGTACATTTGTCGCTCATCGTCGGAAACTTTTCCGTCTCCGTTCATGTCTGCTGGGTGGTAATTCTTGTCGTCTACCATTTTACTTTATCCGCCCAATATGCTGCTGACATTTTACCTTTTGCAATATTCTTAGCGTGACGTGCTTTAAACGATCTACGCTTTGCTTTCATCGCTTCTGATTCTCCAGCCTTGGGCTTCCCTGCCGTACGAGCTCCTTGCTGGCCGAAACGAATCGTTTTAACTTTATCACCAACCTTAGCTACAACAATATGAGACTTCTTTGCGTGTCCTGGTGTGCGACGAGGTTTGTT